AATTTATTACAGTATCTACGAACAAGCGGTTAAAGGAATGAACAATTTTAAAGTAACGGAAATGTTCTGGTGGAGAGACCCAAGATACACAAAAGATTTATATTTTATTAAAGTAAAAGATTTAATACATTATTTTTTAAATCGTGAAGAATATCCGAATCCCGAAATTATAAGTTTTGATGGAATACCAACAAGTCAAAGAGATTTTGTTGAATTTAAAAAGTTAATGGATGATGGTTACAAAGTATGTTCAAGTTGGTTTGAAACAATGGCTAAAAAGTTAAAATTTGATAAGAGAAAAATTTCTCAGGAATTAGAATGTAACTTTTTGGGTTCAGGTGATAACGTATTTGACGCCGAATTAACCGATAAGATTAGAACCCAAATGGTTCGTCAGCCAGAATCAAAGATGGTTCAAAATCAGTTATGGATTTGGAAAGAACCAGTTATTGGACATAGATATATTATGGGTATGGATGTATCAAGAGGTGATTCTGAAGATTTTACATCATTCCAAGTTATTGATTTTGATGAAAGGGAACAGGTTGCGGAATATGTTGGAAAATTACCTCCTGATGTCGCAGCGGAAATTGCATATAAATGGGGAAATTACTACGATGCGTTTATTGTAATTGATATTACGGGTGGTATGGGAGTTTCAACATCAAGAAAATTACAAGAAATGGGTTATAAAAACTTATATGTTGATGGAATCAATTATGGTAATATTTGGGAGTCAACTGTTAAGTCAAATGAAAAAATACCAGGTATAAACTTTAATGGTAAAAGGGTTCAAATTATTGCTGCGTTTGAGGAAGCGTTAAGACATGGATTTAAATTGTATTCCGCTAGATTACTTGGTGAGATGAACACGTATGTCTATATGAACGGACGACCTGACCACATGAAAGGACACCATGATGATTTGATTATGTCGGTATCAATGGCTTTATATGTGGGACAAAATGCATATAACCAACTTGAAAAGGTTAATGAACAAACAAAAGCAATGTTAAGTTCTTGGACCGTTGCTGATGATAGCACAAATAGAGAAATTACAAAATTTAATCCCGGAATGCCGGTATTATCACCAACAGGATATAACGATGCTTTTTCATCAAACCCAACAAAAAAGGATTATGAACAGTATTTATGGTTATTCGGTAGAAGATAAAGTTTATTCATAAAAAAAAGATACTATATTTAGAAGGATGGCAGACAATTTCACCATATGGCAACGACTTACCAAAGTCTTTGGTCCCGACTCAACTTTGGGTCAACAGCCTCCAGTTTATAAATTTGATAAGAAGGAATTATTAAAAACCACAGATAAGTCGGAATTTGAGAAGGAAAAACTCCAAGCTCAACAAACAATGTATCTTGGTCAACAGTGGGGTAAAGTAGAAAATAATTTATATTCTCAAGCAATTTATTACGAACCAACAAGATTGGGTTCATACTACGATTACGAGAGTATGGAATACACACCTGAGATTTCAGCGGCACTTGACATTTATGCTGAGGAATCTACAACAACAAATGAAGACGGACATATTTTACAAATTTATTCAGAATCAAATAGAATTAAGGGGGTATTAACAGACTTATTTAATAACAGATTAGACATTAGCACCAACTTACCAATGTGGACAAGAAACACATGTAAGTATGGTGATAACTTTGTTTACCTAAAATTAGATTCAGAAAAAGGTATTATGGGTTGTCAACAACTTCCAAACATTGAAATTGAACGTTTGGAACGTGGTATGAAAATTAAACCATCACATAATACAACTGAGGACGCAAAATCTTTGAAATTCGTATGGAAAGTAAAAGATATGGAAATGAACACTTGGGAAGTGGCTCACTTCCGTTTGTTGGGTGATGATAGAAAACTTCCTTATGGTACATCAATGTTGGAAAAGGCAAGACGTACTTGGAAACAATTATTGTTATCAGAAGATGCTATGTTGGTGTATAGAACATCAAGAGCACCTGAAAGACGTGTATTTAAAGTTTATGTTGGTAACATGGATGATAAGGATGTTGAACCATATATCCAAAGAATTGCAAACAAATTCAAAAGAGACCAAGTTGTTGATTCTAAAACAGGAAACGTTGACTTAAGAATGAACCAAATGGCGGTTGACCAAGATTATTTCATTCCTGTGCGTGACCCAGCCCAAACAAGTCCAATTGAAACATTAGCGGGAGCTCAGAACCTTTCTGAAATTGCCGATATTGAATACATTCAAAAGAAATTATTAACAGCACTTCGTGTACCAAAGGCTTTCTTAGGTTTTGAAGAAGTTGTTGGAGATGGTAAAAACTTGGCATTACAAGATATTCGTTTTGCAAGGACCATCAATAGAATTCAAAAATCTATGATTCAAGAATTAAATAAGATAGCAATTATTCACTTGTTTATTTTAGGTTTTGAAGATGAATTAACAAACTTTACATTAGGATTAACAAACCCATCAACTCAAGCTGATTTATTAAAGATTGAGAATTGGAAAGAAAAAATTCTTCTTTATAAAGATGCTGTGTCCGACCCTGGTAACGGTATCCAAGCGGTATCAACAACGTGGGCTAAAAAACATATTCTTGGATTTTCTGATGAGGAAATCAAATTGGACATCCAACAACAAAGAATTGAAAAAGCGGTTGGTGCTGAATTACAAAAAACACCTGAAGTTATTATTCATACAGGTATCTTTGATAACATTGATAGATTGTATGGTAAGAAGCCTGGTGAGGTTGCAGCACCACCTGCTGAAGGTGGAGACATGGGAGCACCACCAAGTGGTGATATGGGTAGTTTAGGTGGATTAGGTGGAGGTGGTGGAGACATGGGAGCACCACCAGAAGCTCCTGAAGCTCCTGAGGCACCTGCAGGAGGTGAAATCACACCTGAAAGTAGAATGAATGATTTGAATTTAATTTTGGAAGATGATTTAATTAGTGGTAGAGATGAAATTGATTTATCAAAAGGTAGAACATCAATTAATGAAATTGAAACCAAACTAAATGAATTATTAAATAGTTAAGATATTTATTGATATGAGAAATTTTGGATTATTAAAAAGTATTGTTGAAAATGCTTTGGTTAAAACATACAAAACCGAAGATTTTAAACAAATTATAAAAGAATTTAGAGATTTTATTAAGGACAACAAATTTGTTGGTGAACTGTATGTTGAATATGGTTCCTTAATGAAAACCAAAGGATTAAACGAAGAGGTTGCAAAAGAATTTTTGGGACTTTCTGTTGATTTTATTAAATCAACAATTAACAATAACAAACGTGAATTTGAACAATTTGATGCTTGGGTTGAAACATTGGGTGAAAATGTTGAAAACCAATATGAGTTATTAGATAATATGGTATTTGCCAAAACGGCTGATGATTTTACTAAATTGGTTGAATCAAGAAAACAAATGTGGAAGTTGATGTCTGACGCAAAAGAAGAATCAACATTAACTGAGTCAATTAACATCCCATTGGAGTCTATGTTTGGGGTTGCGGCTGACACATTCGCAAAAGAATATTCACAATTAAGTGAATCAGAATTATTTGAATTAAAATCAATTTTAAGAATGTCCCAAGATGAATTAAATGAGGGAATTGAAAGATTGAAAACTGAAGTTCTTGGAAAACTTTCAATAGTTAACGAAAGTGATGAAGATACAAACAAGAAACTTAACGAAACAAAACAAAGAATTGAATCAACACCAATTGATTCCATATCATACTACAAACTGAAAAAATTGTCAGAAGGACTTTAAAATAAAAACCCCTCAAAAGAGGGGTTTTTTGTTATTCAGCTTTTTTGTCTGAACCTTTTGAGAAAATCTTTTCTACAACTGTAAGTCCTAATCCACCACCTGCAATTAAACAAAGTGCATCAAACATATATTCAGGTGTTATACCTTCTTTAGATGTAAGTGTTGCAATGTAAGTTAAGACAATTACGTTTAATAGTGTAAATAAAGATGCGAATCTTTTTGATGAAACGTCAGAACCGTTTCCTAATAAATTCATAATAAAGTTTTTCATATTCTTGGTAGTTTGTTACCAATAAATATTAGTCAATGTTACTTTGGGCGATTTGTTGTTTGTACTTAGCCTTTTTTATTTGTTCTCTTTTAAGAGTTGATTTTTTCAAATACTCTTGTTTAGCACGAAGATGTTCAATTTGTTTTGTTTTGATAACTTTGTGTTTGTAACGTTTTAAAGCTTTTTCTAAACTTTCACCTTTTCCAATTATTATTTTTATCATATAAAAAATGTGTGTTATTGATATAAATATACAAATAAATTTAAATTTGTTAATAAGTATTTTTTTATTATATTTTCACTACAACAAATAAACATTTCACAAATGAAAAAGAATGAAAAAAGGAAAAACATCAAAATTGGAATTATTTCAAGATGCTAAGTGTTATTACGGTAGTGTGGACGCGACAGAATTAAAATCAATTTATTTAGTATTACAAACATGGGTCAAACCAACACAAGAAAAAGATAATTGGGATAGAGTGGTTGGAACAATATCTCGTAACATAAAACATAAAGTTTTAGAAATTTATAATAAATCAATATTCAAAGAACATTGTATTGTTGATTTAGATTTAAGGACAAGTGGAATTAAAATTGACAAAGCAAGTTTTTTAAATCTTGAAATAACATTTTTTACTAAAGAAAATCTTGAATTCAAATCAGACGAATTATCAAATGAACTTAACCATATATTAAAAGAAGTTCATGACAATGTATTAAAGAAATCAAAATATTTTACCATCCAATATGCCAAAAGTAAGTTAAAAAGTAAAAACTTTGAGATATTCTAATATTTATCTATAAATATTTTAATATGAAGATACTTAAACCGAATGAAATAGGTAAAGGAATATTGATAGAATATGATGCAGGTCATATATCTATGAAAAATGCCGTAGATAATGATTTTGTTAATGAACAAAAATCACAATTAGACCACTCTAAACCATTTGTATTTTACGCAACATTACAAAAGTATGGTACACCAAATAGAAATGGTCGTGTATATCCTGAAAATATATTAAAAAGAGAAGCTGAAAAATATAAACAAACAATATCTAAAGGTTTGGCAACATCTGAACTTAACCACCCTGAATCATCTTTGATTGATTTGGACAGAGTATCACACATTATTGATGATATATGGTGGGAGGACAATGTTCTTATAGGTAAACTAAGATTGTTGACAACACCAGGTTTTCATGAAAGAGGTATTGTATCATCTAAGGGTGATGTTGCGGCAAACTTAATGAGACAAGGTGTTACGATGGGGGTTTCTTCACGTGGTGTTGGTTCCTTAGCAAAAAAAGGTGAACACAATGAAGTTCAAAATGATTATGAAATGATTTGTTTTGACTTAGTTATGAATCCATCTACACCAGGTGCATATCTATTTGTTAATAAAGATGACCGTCACAAATACGATGAAAATCTTGAAGAAGAAAAAAAATCAAAAGAAAATGGAAGAATTGATGGTGGTATTAGTAAATCGCTTGACTTAATGGGAAAATTGAACGACTTTTTGGGATATAGATAAAATTATTAATATGGACGAAAAATATTTTGTAGCAAAAATTCAGTACGACTTGATTGATGAAAACTCAGGAAAAATCAAAAAAGTTAGAGAAGAGAAATTAGTTAAAGGTTACAGCGTAACAGACGTTGAAGCGAAAGTAACTGAGAAATTTAAATCATTTCAACACGATTGGCGAATAACGGCAGTCAGTGAAAGTAAAATTGACGAAGTTTTTGAGTAAGTTAAAACCCGAGAAATCGGGTTTTTTTTATTTTATTATGTCACCATTTAAGATTTTTTTGATTAAGGGCATATTTATAGTGTAAATAAAAAATATTTTATTATACAAAAAATGAGCGAAAAAAAATCATTAGTTGAGGAAGCGTTGTTACAAATGAAAAATTTGGAACACGTTGTCACTGAAAACGCAAAAGGAATACTTGCTTCTACAATGAAGGAAGAAATCGAAGAGTTAGTAAAAGAGTCTCTTGACGAGACTATGTATGCTGAAGATGAAGATGAAGATTCATTGGATGCTATGGGCATTGAAGGACCTATGATGGGTGATGAAATGCCTGATGATTCAGATTCTATGAATATGGATGACATGGGATTAGAAGATGATGAAGATGAGGATGAACTAGAACCGTTAGATATGACGGGAGCATCTATGGAAGAAATTATGGCAGTACTTAACGGTATGGGCGATAATGACGGAGTTATCATTAAGAAAACTGGTGAAGATTTAGATGTAGACAAAATTACTTTTCAAGACGAAGACATGATGAAATCATTAGGAGAGTCATATGATGACGCCGATGGTGATACTAATGAATCAGTTGACGAAGAAATTGTTTACGAAATTGAATTAGGTGAAGATGATAATGTTGATGAAGATGACTCTACAGTAACGGAATCTAGTATGATGGTTAAACCAAAAGGTTTGGGTATGGGAAAAGCTAAATCAGAATTACCAACAGGTAAAGTCAACATGAAAGGTTTTAAAGAAGATATGTCACAACATAAAGAAAGCTTTAAAGGTCCTAAGAAATTTGAATTTAAGGAAGGTGAAGATGCTGATGTTGAACCAAAAGAAACTGAAACAAAAGAAGCATCAAGAACCTACGGAAATGGAAGTAGAAATTTTCCAAAAAGAAAAGGTCTTCCAAAGATGAAGGTTATTACAAATTCTGCTTTACAAGAAGAAGTTGAAAACTTAAGAGCTAAGAATGAGGAGTACAGAAAAGCATTAAATATTTTCAGAGAAAAATTAAATGAAGTTGCTGTTTTCAATTCTAACTTGGCTTACGCTACAAGATTGTTTACTGAACATACTACAACAAAATCAGAAAAAATAAATATCATGAGACGTTTTGACAACGTCGAAACAATCAAAGAATCTAAAAATCTTTATCAAACTATTAAAGATGAATTAGGTTCAGTTGGTAAACCAATGGTTAAAGAATCTATCGTTGAAAACATTGATAGAACACCAACTAAAGGTTCAACTAATTTGGTTGAAAGTAAGACATATGAAAATCCACAATTCTTAAGAATGAAGGACCTTATGTCAAAAATGAATAAATAAATAAAAATAAACTAAAAACAAACTAAATATTTTAAAAAATGGGAGCATTATTAGAATCAGGTCTTGTTGGTAACATCGGTCTTAAGCACCTTAAAGTTATCAAAGAAGATACTATTAACAAATGGGACAAATTAGGATTCTTGGAAGGTTTGAGAGGACATGTTAAAGAAAACATCGCTCAACTTTATGAAAACCAAGCATCTCACTTAATTAACGAAGCTGCTAGCACAGCATCAGACGGTTCTTTCGAAACGGTTGTATTTCCAATCGTAAGAAGAGTTTTCTCTAAATTGTTGGCTAACGACATCGTATCTGTACAAGCTATGAACTTACCTATCGGTAAATTGTTCTACTTCGTACCTAAAATTCAGGGTTATGACATGGGTCAAGACCCAACTGCAGGTGGTACACACTTCGCACCTTTTGGAGCACCTAATGGACCAGCTTCAACAAACACTGGTTATGGTGCAAACGACAAGAATTTGTATGACAGATTCTACGAAGGTAACGAAGCTACATTAGACCCTCCAGGGTTATTTGACTATTCTAAAGGTAAGTTTAGTGCAAGAACAATTACAGCTACAACTGTAGTATGGAACGGTAGTAATTTAATCCAATCAGGATACGCAGCAAGTACTGAGTTTAGAAAAGTATTGATTGGTATGTCAGGTTTCAACTACGCAGGTGCTGGTAAATTAATCGGACCTAACGGTAACGAAATGGATAATGAAGAATTCTTAGCAGGA